AATATATAGTATATAGAGAATATAGGATATACAAGATATATAATAACGTATTTATATATAAAAGAAGTTTTTTTAAAATTAGGTAAAATCGTGGTTTAGCAATCTTGATAAAATTTGCATAGCGAAAAAATTCGGTGCATAGCCTAATTTTAAGATTTTGCGATTTTTATTGTGCGGAGTTACCTAATTTTACGCCTAATTTTAGGTCGAAAAATAGGATTCTTGTGGGAACGGACTAATTTTTTACCTAATTTTTACCTAATTTCATTTTTAAAAAAGTAAAAGTGCGTAGAAGTGGACATTTTCGCACTAATTCGTTAATTATCGTGCAGATTCGTGCGTTATTAAATTTTAGGGTTTACGGCAGATATTATATATAATATAATATCTGAGATGAAATTAGATATAGATTCTTGTGCGTACACAACGAGCCTGCAAAATCTTGGAAAATTCATCTTGTAAATTGTTGTGGACGCTTGAAAGCTCGTTGTAAACAAGTTATTGTGGAGAGGATGTGAGATTATTGAGGAGAGCCAAAAGGCTTTGTGGAATACGGAACTGGGCTGTGGACTTCTCAGGGGTCAAGTCCAACTCCAAGGTTGTGTATAAGTTGAAGAGAACTGGATTATTCCAACAAGCTGAAGAGGTTAGGGTGTTATGTGAAGAGTACCTCGATTCATGTTGGACACCCAAAGTATATAAGGGTCGAGCAGTGACGGGAGTTGATGGTAAGATTGTGAAAACACAAACATCACCGTATACTGTTGCGGGTCTAGCAAGATACTTGGGCATGTGCACAGACACCTTCAACAAGTATTGTTCAGGGGTCATGGACAACTACGAAGATGAGGGAGAAACAATCAGCAGTGTACTCAACTATTATAAACAAGCAATCGAGGTCTACGCAGAGGAGAGGTTGTATGACAAGGAAGGCTTCAACGGGGCTAGGTTCGTGCTTGATCACTACTTTAAGAAACTTAGCACCAAGGAGATGTATGAAATTCATCAAATACAGAAACAGCTGGAATTCAAGGAACGAGAGTTGCGAATCAAGGAGGAACTGATGGATGTAGGAGGGTCTGAAGACACTGACATTCAGGTCACTATCCTCCGTAAGAGTAAGGAAGATGTGTGATATATATATTATATAATAAGGTAAGGTGGCTGAGGTCACCACTTATCGCCCGAATGGTTGCACTCAGGTTCGATTCCTGAGCGGGTGGACACGAGAACGGGCGAGCTCAAAACCTTCTTTCATCTCATGGTTTGTGGTGATTAGCCATCAAAATTCCTTCGTTATATGTACTAAGTGTATCGTCTTTAAGCAAATGGAGCTCAGCCCGTTCAATTGTTGAGGAGGTAAGATGAACATCACTAAAGAGGTGAACCCAAGGTTTGAAAATTTCATATTCAACTGGGACTACAAGCAGTACCTCTTGTTGGGAGGTTACGGAAGCAGTAAGAGCTATCATATAGGGCTCAAGTTGATATTGAAGTTACTACAAGAGAAAAGGAAAGCCCTTGTTGTACGTGAGGTGTATGACTCGATACGTGACAGCTGCTTTGACCTGCTGGAAGAGATTCTGGAGGACTTGGGGCTGCTGGCTGATGAGGGTTCAAGGTTCAGCAAAACTAAGGTTGTAAGCAGGATAAGTCCAATGCAATTTACATTCCCTAACGGGTCTAAGATAATCTTCAAGGGTATGGATAAGCCTAAGAAGTTGAAATCTATCAACGGCGTATCCATCATATGGGTTGAAGAGGCATCAGAGGTCAAGTACGAAGGCTACAAGGAGTTGTTGGGACGATTGAGAGACCCTAACCACAGCAGGCATATCATACTGAGCTGGAATCCTGTGGGGGAGGAGAACTGGACATTCAAGCACTTCTTCATTGACAGAGAACAGGAACGTACTGTGCTAGACCCTGAGGTGCTGTACAAGCACAAGACATTAGTCAAGAATGGTATATACTACCACCACAGCTTGCCCAAAGACAACTTGTATCTACCTCAGGACTATCTTGATGAGTTGCAAGGCATGAAGGAGTATGACCCTGACTTGTACAGAGTTGCTTGGTTGGGCAAGTACGGAATCAGTGGTCTGAAGGTTCTACCGCAAGTTGTAAGGATGCCTCACGAGATTGTGGTTAAGCAAGCTCAGGCATGTAGTAATGATAACCACTATACAGGGATGGACTTCGGATTCGAGACGTCATACAATGCAGTCCTCAGGATGGCAGTTGACCCTGTTGAGAAGATTCTGTATGTATATGATGAATACTACAAGAATAAGATGACTGATGTTGAGACGGCAGATGAGCTGGAGGAACTCGGGTATAAGGAAGATGACATAGTTGCGGACAGCGCAGAACCTAAGGCAATACGATACTATCAGTTAAGAGGGTTCAACATGCGACCTTGTAAGAAGTCTGCTGGGTCTAGGCTCGAGAACACGAGGAAGTGCAAGAGGTTCAAGAAGATAGTTATCAGCAGTAAATGTAAGAACACTTGGAGAGAACTGAAAGACTTGACATATAAAGAGGATGCCAACGGCAATCGCAAGTATGATGAATTTAACATTGACCCTCACACATTCTCGGCTATGTGGTATGGCTTGGACTTGTGTGATGTGGTTGATATAAAGTATGAGAGGCACAGCAAAAGAGGAGGTTAAACCATGAACAACATAACAATTGAAGAGAGGGTGTTAACCCCTCAGTACAAGAACTTTAATGTGGCGAGGAGTTTAATTCAGACGGAGTTGGAGGGTCTATTCGGTACGAATACCCTGAGAGACTTGAAGGACATCTTGAACTTGTACAATGTATACGAGAACGGGGCTGACTTTACCCCTGAGACTAATGGTGACTATGTACCGTCAACTCACAAGTACAAGCACATCAAGAGTCTTATTGATAAGGAGGCAAGATTTTTGTTCTCCGTACCACCTGTTATAACGATTCATCCAGTGGAGGAACGAAAGGAGTTGGAAGCACCCACGCAGGAGACGCAATATTTGGTCGATACGGTGTTTAAATCTAATCACGTGAGTAGTAAGCTGGTGAGGACAGCTAAGGACTGCCTAATCGGTAAAAGAGTTGCATTAGCGGTGGACTTCAATGAGCAGGGTATTCAGCTATCGTTTATGCCATCCCTCGAATTTATATACGAGACAGACCCTACGAACGTGGATAAGATGACTAAGTTCATCAGGTTCTACAGCACGGTGGTGAATGACGACAAGTCGCAACAGAGGGTCTACAAGAAGAAGTGGGAACTCAATGAAAGAGGTTACTGCGAAATCACAGAAGAACTTTATGACGGCAGCGGAAATCTTGTTGAGACTATCAGCGAACCTTTTGAGACGGAATTCACGTACATACCTGTATGGGTCGTAATCAATGGAGGACTTATTGGAGACCCGTTTGGAACTTCTGACGTGGAAGAACTTGCTGACGATGAGAGCTGGTATAGTAGGCTCGGAGGTAAGGACATGGACAGCTTGCGTAAAGGGGCTGACCAAATTATATGGGCAATGGATGTTCACCCTAAGTCCACCAAGAACTTGTCGAGAGCTGCGGGAGCATTCTGGGATTTATCAACAGACCCAGCCTCACCTGAAGGTACTAAAGGAAGTGTTGGAGTGCTTGATAATGACATGAGCTATTCTGCTGCTATGGACATGACCTTGAAGAGATTAAGGGCTTCAATGTACTCTAATCTTGATATACCTGACACGACCAGCGAGGCACTCACGGGTATTGTGTCCTCAGGAAAGACCATGGAGGCTATCTATTGGGGGTTAATGGTAAGATGTGACGAGAAGTTACTGGATTGGATACCAGCCCTAGAGGGTCTTGTAAGGTGTATAGTTGAAGGCAGTCGCTTATATCCTGACAGCAAGAAGGTCTACACAGACGCAGAATTGTTGGAGGAGTTCAGCATAGATATTGAGAACACGTACCCAATATTGAAGGACGAGACTGAACAGAAAGCAACGAACATCTCAGAAGTCAATAACAAGGTCATGAGTCGCAGAACCTACATGAAGAAGTGGAGAGGTCTGACAGATGATCAAATAACTGCTGAGCTTAAGGATATAGCGGAAGAACAGCAGCTGCTTGAAGGTGACAACTATCTAGCTGATGTGAAAGGTCTATTTGGTAAGGTAGCAGGTGAAGGCGGTGAAAATGACGATGATAACAGCAGCTCAAAGGAGTAAAGCATGTGAATGTGATAAATGCAAGTACACTTGGGTTATCTCAGAAATATCGGAGGACACAGTTGCCTTGGGTATTAACTTAGTTAAGGTTGTTGGATTCACTTGCCCAAGATGCCATCAGTTCTACCTCGTCACAATAAAAAATGACGAAACAGAAGAGATTGTGAGGAATCTTGAGAGGTGTAAGACCTTAGGTAAATCGAGATTCCCAACTCACGCACCTGAGCACGAGCAGCAGGAGTACCTCAGAAGGGTCAACAAAGAAGTTGCCTACTGGCAGAGGAAGTACAAGACTGCTCAATCTAGGCTCAAGAAGTTGTACTTGAAAGAGGTGAAGAGACAGCATGGCACGAGCAGGAACATCACCGTATGCTAGAGCTTATATAGACAAGATAAGACTTGCAACGGAACAAGAAAAAAGGCTCAAGGCAATCTACGAGTCAGCTGCTAAGGAGGTAGATGACCTACTCAACAACTTCCAACTGCGAGTACCCTCAGATGCCATGAAGAAGGTGTACTATGAGCACTTGCAAGCTCAGATTGCTGATGTGTATAGAGAGGTCGGGGGCAAGGTTCAGCAGACAGCTGTTGAAAGTGGTTTGAAATCTGCTCAGCTTGCTATAAATTGCCATAGCAACCAATGGTGTCTTGGAGACGGTGGGGTGTTTGTAGCCTACGGAGGAGCATTCAACCACGTACCTAAACAAGCAGTACTTGGGATTGTAACGGGTAAGATATATGATAAGCCTTGGAGCTTAAGTTCATCTATATGGAAAGCTGGAGCTAAGACACAACGAGATGTCGAGACAATAATATCGCAGGGTCTTATACAAAATAAATCTGTTGAGGATATATCCAAGGCAGTATCTAAGTATGTTAGACCCTCAAAGGTCAAGGACTGGGATTGGAATAAAGTATACCCAGGTGTCAGTAGGTCTGTTGAGTATAATTCACAACGACTTGTGCGAACCTTAATACAACACTCGTTCCAAGCAGCAATGGTATCTGTGGAAAAGTCTAACCCATTTTGCCAAGCTATTCAGTGGAATAGTGCAGCGATTGAGGGTAGAACCTGTGAAATCTGCTTAGATAGAGACGGTCAAAAGTTCTTGCCAAAGGATTTACCGTTTGACCACCCTAATGGATTGTGTTGGTTCGAGCCTGTAATTGATGACCTAGATGAGGTGGCAAACAAGTTAGCAAGGTGGGTGAACGGGGAACAATTCCCTGAGATAGATAACTACTTAGCAGATGCATTTGGTGTTGACGTCAGCAAGTTCGCAGTTCCTGCGACTAAGAAGTCTATACCACAAGTGCCTTCTCAGGCTACTAAGACGGCTATAAAGAATCGCAAGAGCATGCTGAAGGCTACTCAACCTATTGAAGATAAAGCAGCTTATGTTGACAAGCATTTCAACACTCTCAAGAAAAGGGTTATAAGCAGTGTCAAGGATAAAAACTCAGGTCAAGCCCTTTGGAAAGAGCTAAGAGACCACATGACCAAGTTGGATTCCGACTATCTCAGATATATGCAACACGGTCAATCTAAGTTGAAAGGTATCACATGGGATGGAAAAGGGGCACATTACAAGGTTAAAACTAAGACTATAAATATGGATTTAGTTCAAGATGCTCGGAATGCTAGAGGTAAATTCTCCACTTTCTTTCATGAATACGGTCACCACATGGATGATATATTTAGAGACGGGAATAAATCCGTATTTGTTAAAAATCCTGAGTTTAAGAAAAACCTGTGGAAGTTAATAAAAGAAGATGCAGAGAATAACGTGTTTGAGGCTGGTACTCAGAAAGTAAGGGCTGAAATCAGAAGAGAATTGCTCAATGACCACTACTCAGCTGGTGTACAAGACATGATATCAGGATTGACTAAAGACAGAGAGCGAGTGTTTTGGGGTCACTCCGCAGAGTATTGGGAAGAGAATCAAAAGAGGAATGTTTGCATGGAGTTTATGGCAGGTTGTAGTGAGGCTTGGGCGAACCCTGAACAAGCAAAGTACGTGGAAAAGTACCTCCCACAAGCCTACAAATATTTCAAGGATACAGCAATGGAGAGCCTTATCAAAAAGGGGGTATAAGATGGATAAACTTATAGCAGCAATGGACAGATATCATGACAAGTTCAACAAGCATTTCCCCACAATGTGCTTTATGGGGTCTACGGACGATGAGTTTGTTGAGATGATTGAGAAATGCTTGAAGGCTGATAAATCCGCAGAAGATTTATACAAGCTCGATTATAAAAACAACCTATATTAATGCGTACGAGCGAGGAGGAATTTATGAAGAAGACAACAAAACTTTGTGAGAATTGCAAGCACGTAATACAGGTAACAAAGTCCAATATACAGCTAAAATCGGTTGATGTTGGTCTTGATGAGCCTATATTGGCTACTTATATGGAGTGCCCTGTATGTGGAGACATCACACTTTGTCAGCTAGATACAGAAGACACCTACGCACTAGGCATCAATCTAGCTAAGAAGGAACGACTAAGGAATCAGGGCAGGCTGACTAAAGGTCAGAAACAACGGTTACAACAGCTAAATAAACAGCTGTGTAATAAAAGAGGCAGCCTCAAGCCTTATCGAGGTCAGGTTTACCAGCTTATCTGTGACTAAAGTTGGGAAATATTGCTAACCAAGGGCAACTATAACAAGTCTTGGGATTTACACGGTACTTGCACCGCTAAGCAAGGAGGAGGATATTATGAACAAATTTCTGTCAAACAAGTGGTTTATACCAATGCTAGCACCAGACCCAGCAGGAGGTTCTGGAGGTGGAGACCCTAGTGGCGGAGACCCAGCAGGGAACGACCCTGAGGGCAAAGACCCTGAAGGGGGTGGCGGTGAAGGTGGTAACGAACCTAAATTCACTCAGGAACAGCTGAACAGCTATCTAGCTGCAGAACGCAAGAAGGCTTCAGCAGGAGCATTCAAAGAGTTCGGATTTAAGACCGCAGATGAGGCTAAGACTTTCATTGAGAAGTACAGAGCAGAAGAGGACAAGAACAAGTCAGAACTGGAGAAGGCTCAAGGGTCATTAGCTACAACTAAGGATGAGCTCAAGGCAGAGCAGCTTAAGGCTCAGAATCTTGAGTACAAATTCGAGGCAATCTCACAGGGCTGTGCAGCTGCTGACGCAGATGACGTTGTGACTCTTGCTAAGGGTCGTATGTCAGACACAACAGACTTTAAGACTGCATTGGAGGAAGTGAAGAAGGCATACCCTGCAATGTTCGATGATGACTCTCAATCTCCACGAGGAACAGGAAAGGGTGGAAACCCTCCTAGACAGGGTGGAGGAAAAGGTATTGATGGGATTGGTAAAAGGCTTGCAACGGGCAGTAAAAAGCCTTCATCTAATCCATATTTCAAAGGCTAAATACTAAGGAGGTATTGATATGGCAATGAAAATTACAAGGGCTGTAGGAGAAACACAGATTCTATTTGCGACTGAACCTCAGCTATCAGTTGGTTGTGTAGTTCCAGCATCTCTAGGGGTTGCTGATACTAACGGAAAGAAGGTTGTTAAGGCAGGAACACCTATCAAGGTTGACTTCGCTAACCTACAGACAGCAGTTAGCTCAGCAGCAACAGGTAACAATGCTGTACTTCTACACGATGTAGATGTAACTAGCGGTAACAACAACGGAACAGCACTAATCTGTGGATACGTTAACATCAACAGGTTAGAGTCTACTGTTCAGGCTAAGGTTACAGCTGGTACTAAGATTGGCGATGTTCAGTTCATCAAGGGCTAAGTCAATCTATCACAAAAGTTAATGAACTACTAAGGAGGTAAACACATGGTAACAATTTTTGACCTAGTAAGAGCAAATGAAGTTGCATCTTATTGGAACGAAACAAATGCTAACTCTGTACCGTTTCTTGGGGAAACACTATTCCCAAACAACAAGAAACTCGGTCTCACGCTCAGCTGGTTAAAGGGGTCTAAGGGAATTCCAGTATCCCTCAAGCTCTCCGCATTCGATGCTAAGGCAGTGCCAAGAGCTAGAATGGGGCTAGACAAGGCAACAGCAGACATGCCATTCTTCAAGGAGTCTATGTATGTTGATGAAAAGCTCAGACAGGAACTCAACAAGGTTATCGAGTCGGGCAATCAGGCTTACATCGACGCTGTAATGAACAGGGTCTTCAATGACGAGGTCACTCTAATTGAGGCTGCTGCTGTAGCTAGAGAGAGAATGAGAATGATGCTTCTCACAACAGGAACAATCTCAATAGCATCCAACGGTCAGGCATACGATTACAACTACGGCATTGATTCTGCTCAGAAGAAGACGGTTACAAAAGACTGGTCAGACCCAACAGCAGACATCATTGGAGATATCACAGCTTGGCAGGAGGATAGAGAGACAACTGTAGGCGTTAAGCCAACAAGAGCTATCTGCGATAGAAAAACTTGGGGCTACATGCTCAAGAACACAGCTATCGTGAAGTCCATCTTCGCCCTATCTGACGGGTCAACTCACGTATCTAACAACAAGCTCAGAGACTTCCTCATGGACGAGCTGGAGCTTGAGATTGTTGTTTACAGCAAGAAGTACAAGGATGAGACTGGTGCTGTTAAGCCTTACGTTCCAGCAGACACATTCGTTCTATTCCCTGAAGGAGACCTTGGTAACACTTGGTTCGGTACAACTCCTGAGGAATCAGACCTCATGGCAAGCGGTGTAGAGAACGTGGCTATTGTAGATGACGGTGTAGCTGTAACTACAATGAAGTCCTACGACCCAGTAAATGTTGAAACTAAGGTAACTCAGATTTGTCTGCCTGACTTCCCAACAGCAGATCAGATTATCATAGCAGATTTGACTGTTTAATCTGAAAGGAGGTACAATATGATTGTTATAACAAATGGTGTAAAGTCCATCATGGTAACCACAGGTGCTTACAAAGACATCTTCAAGGGTCAAGGCTGGTCTCCAGTCGAGCCTGAAAATGGCGATTTAAGCAACGAAAATTCTCAGTCTGAGGAAAACCCTGAAGGTGGGGATAAAAACTCCACTGAGGGGAAATCTGATGGCAAAAATGATGACCTAGACGAGGAGGGTTCAGACGAGGATTCTGAGCCTGAGAGCGATGACATTGATTTTAACTCTATGACAATTAAAGAGCTAAACACTTTTGCTGAGGAGCATGGAATTGATGTCAGCGGTGTATCGGTTAAGTCTGATATAATCGCTCTCATCTTGTCAGAATTGGAGGACTAAGGCTGTGGGTGCATCTCTAATCAAGTTGAAGACCATTCTTCGTGAGGCTGAGATGCCTATGTTCACAGACGAACAGCTGACAGAGTATCTAAGCTCATCAAGTTCGTTCGAGCAGGCAGCTTATGAATTGCTGTTAATTAAGTCTGAGAACACTGCTGTTCAGCTTTCGGGTCTATCCCTTGCAGACACGTCAGCTTACTACAAGAGACTTGCTCAGATGTATAGACCCTTCAATTCAGGGGTTATCGGGTAATGAAACGCAACCCGTTAGCAGCAAGGCATCAAATAATTCATGCGATACGTTGGTATGGTGATGATTATACATTTAAGAGGGCTGTCACTAATGAGTTTGGTGAGCCTACGGGTCAGCCCTCAACCATACAAGTTATAGCAGGATTATATCGTGCCTCACGAAAAGAGTTTATTGAAGTTGTTGGTAACGACAACGCAACCTTGAAAGTTAAGAATAACCGTGGAATACTCTGTAGGTTTGATGAAACTATCAAGGTTAAGCAAGGGGATTTAGTGATTATAGCAGACCATTGGACATTTAAAGTCACAGCAGTTGAGCCTGTGTTGATAGGAAATGTTATAATTGCCCAAGATATTTCTATCGAGGAAGTTGTTCAGGAGGGTTAACCAATGAAGGTCGATATATCAGATATGGCAGAAAAACTTGCTGTTGCGACTACTAAGACAGATGCTGCTCTGCTGGTATTCGGCAAGCAAGCTGCAACTAAGCTCGAAAATTCTGCTAAGAGAAATGCTAGATGGACTGATAGGACAGGGTCAGCTAGAGGTAGGCTGAAGGCTGAACCGTCCTTGAGACCTAACGGACTAAGAATCTCACTAGCTCATGGAGTAGATTATGGCATATGGTTAGAGCTAGCCAACGAAAAGCGATATGCGATTATCGAGGAAACAATTAGAGAAGTTGGCTCTCGAGAGATTATGCCAGCACTTAACAAGTTTATGGAGGGTTTAGGACGTGGAATCTAGGTGGCAGGAAATTTACAAGAAACTCAAGGACGGTGGCATTGACGTGTATGCCCCTTCCCAAAAAACAGGTGAGTGTTTAAAACCGTACGTTGTTGTAAAAGATGGGGGATTGACTGATATAGCTGGCATCTCAAGTAGCCAGCACGTATATGACATTCTCTGCTACGTTCCTAAGGCTAATTACAGTACACTTGAGCCTTACGTTGAACGGGTCGAGGATATATTGCTGGGTCTATATCCTATGTTGAGACCGCTTAACAGCAAGACACCATCTTATTACGATGACACGGTAAAAGCTCACATGATAAGCGTTAGCTACACGAATTACAGGAAAAATAGGAGGTAACAATGGCACTAAAGAAAGTTACAGAAATTCCTACAATTGATGTCAACCTTGTGACTATCAAGGCTAAGGATGATGCTACTGAGTACGCACTCGACACAGCATCTGAAATTGAAACTGACACCCAGATTGAGGAAACAGATGCTGTAAAACTTGTTGTCAAGGGTGTGCTAAAGGCACAGAAACCTAAGACCGCAACTCTTACGGGTCACAAGATTAAGCTCAAGGATAATGTGTTTACACCTGAGCTGGTTAAGATTCTTCAGGGTGGAACTATCACAATGGATACGGGAAATCCTAAGAAGGTTCTCAAGTACGAACCGCCAAAGGTTGGGGAAGTTGTGAAACTACCGCCATTCACACTGTGTGCTTACTCAGCTATTTACAACGCAGCTGGGCAGGTTACAGGATATGAGAAGATTTCATACCCTAATTGCAAGGGCGAGCCTATCTCATTCAACTCTGAGGATGGTAAGTTCAGAACACCTGAGTACACAATTTACAGTGCCCCTGACACGGGTCAAGCACCATACACAATAGAATTTGTGGACGCATTACCACAGATTTCATAGTAGATAACTAAACGGAGGAGGCAAAATGGAATTTAACAGAGTATCAACAATTGATGAGCTAAAGGCAATGGCATCTGGAGAATTGGTGGAACTACCGCCATTCACTAAGGGTCAGAAGTTCGTGGCTAAGCTGAAGAGACCCTCAATGCTGAAGATGGTGGAAAAAGGGTCAATCCCTAATTCACTACTTCACGCAGCAAACAGCCTATTCGCAGGAGGGGTTAACAAAGACCTTGCAGACAATGACGATTTTCTCAAGGATATGCTGGCTGTTATTGATGTAATGGCTGAGTCGGTATTTGTAGAACCTACTTGGGGTGAAATTAAAGCTGCTGGGATAGAGCTAACTGATGAGCAGTACATGTTCATCTTCAACTATGCTCAGGAGGGGGTAAAGGCTGTTGAACCCTCTGTTGAAAAGCCAGCGAATACTACAAATTATGAATATGGCGAGGGAGTACAGAACAACGCCATCTAATATTATTGGTATTCGTGAGGAATATGCTGCCTTTTGTCTGAATGAGGCTTGCTTCTATATTCAATCTAAGATTGACGAGGGAGAACAACCAGTTTTCCACAAGAAAAAAGCCTCATTCACCTCTATGTACAAAGATTTACAGAAAGGAGGGGTTACATGGCAGTAAATGTTGGTCAGGCGGTCGGGTATCTTGATTTAGACACAACTAAGTTTAAAGCTGGATTCACTTCTGCACTATCAACTTTAAAAGTTTTCCAAGATAAGTCAGCCACAACATCTGATAAGATTGGTGGCGTTGGAAAAGCTGCTGGAATGGCAGGAAGGTCTCTGACCAAAGGTCTAACTGTACCGCTGACCCTGTTCGGAGGGGCTGCTCTGAAGGTTACATCCAACTTTGAATCCCAAATGAGTAAAGTTAAAGCTATCTCAGGGGCTACTGGAAGTGACATGGATAAGCTCAAGAGCAAGGCTATTGAGATGGGTGCTAAGACTAAGTTCAGTGCCACGGAATCGGGTCAAGCCTTCGAGTACATGGCAATGGCTGGTTGGAAGACAAGTGAAATGCTAGACGGTATCGAGGGTATCATGAACCTTGCTGCTGCTTCGGGTGAAGACTTAGCAACAACATCTGATATCGTAACAGATGCCTTGACCGCATTCGGATATAAGGCTAAAGATGCAGGTCATTTCGCTGATATACTTGCTAAAGCATCATCAAATTCCAACACTAATGTCAGCTTAATGGGTGAAACCTTCAAGTACGTTGCACCTGTAGCTGGTGCTCTAGGGTATAAGGCTGAAGATGTTGCTGTAGCTGTAGGACTCATGGCCAACGCAGGTATCAAAGGGTCTCAAGCAGGTACAGCCCTCAGAACGATGATGAGTAGACTTGCTAAGCCTACGAACGAGGTTCAAGGGGCGATGGATAAGCTGGGAATCAGCATGACCGACAGTAATGGTAAGGTAAAGCCATTGAGAGACTTGATGGGTGACTTGAGAGAGAAATTCAACGGGTTATCTAAGGCTCAAAAAGCACAATACGCATCAACCTTAGCTGGTCAGGAAGGTATGTCAGGTATGCTGGCTATTGTAAATGCCAGCGAAAAGGACTACAAGAAACTGATTAGGGCGATTGATAATTGTGACGGGGCTGCTAAAAAGATGGCTGCTGAGATGGTTAATAACCTCAAAGGTAGCTTGATTCTTGCCAAGTCTGCAATGGAGGGTCTTGGAATTAAGATAGGTGTTATCCTATTACCAAGAATGAAAGCTCTTGTTGATAAGTTCACAGCCTTTGTTGCTTGGTTGAGCACAACAAGTGACCGTACATTGAGACTGATAGTCAACTTCGCCACATTCTTAGCAGCACTCGGTCCAGTTCTCTTGATAGTTAGCAAGCTAATCGCAGCTTACCAAAAGCTCTCTAGGGTCTATTCTGTGCTGTCTAAGGTGTTGAAGTCTGAAGCTATTGCAGGATTTATCAAGTCCGCAGCAGCTAAGATGAAAGATGTAGCTGCAACGATTGCAAGTACAGCAGCGAATATGGCAAATGCTGTATCTCAATCAGCAGTCGGCAGGTCAGCAGGCTCAGCAGTTGGCAGGGTCTTAGCCTTAGCATCAGCACATAAGCTAGCAGCGGTTGCTGCTCTGGGCGTTGTAGGGGCTGTGGCTGGAGTTGCCTTGTACATATACAAAACAGGTACGTCATTCAGCGAGCTAGGAAATAAACTTGGGAACTTTGTGACCTCGTTTATCAACAGACTTCCGTTGCTGGTTTCACAGATTGGCGTGTTCATATCAAACTTCGCAGCTCAGATACCTACAATGGCAAGGTCTTTAGGGTCAGCTCTAGGGGATATCATAACTAAGGCTGCTAAATGGTGGGCTAATGACATGCCTAAGCTGATTAAAGTTGGCGGTGACATGATTGTAAGGCTCATTGAAGGTATAACGGGTAAGATGCCTGCTCTCGTGAACTATGCAACTACAGCAATAGTTAGATGGGCTGATGCGGTCTCAAGTAAACTTCCGACAATAATCAATTCGGGGGCTAACATGATGACTAAGTTCATCACAGGTCTATCCAACAAGATGCCTGATATAATCAATGCTGCGGTGAAGATAATCACAACTCTTTTACAGGGATTGGCGAATAACTTGCCTAAGATGGCAAAAGCCTCAGTTAAGATTATTGTTGCTATTGTCACGGGTCTAATCAAGGCACTTCCACAGATAATTGCAGCGTCAGTGAAGATAATGATTGCCTTAGCTAAGGGCATTATTCAATCTTTACCAACATTGCTAAAAGGGGTTGCTCAAATAGCTCTCGCAATTGTGAAGGGTCTAATCAAGGCGATTCCTGCAATTATAGGTGCTGGGGTTAAGCTGTTTGTGGCTCTTGTCAAGGCAATACCTAAAGCACTAGGCGCAATAGGAGGAGGCATAGCACATTTAACATCCTATATACGCAGCAAAATAAGCAGCGGATTGCAGGATGCATGGGGAGGTCTGAAATCGGGTCTTCACTCAGCACTTAGCGGAGCACATCAAGTAGCTTCATCAACCCTATCGAAAATGCAGGCTTCATTCCAATCCCATGGAGGAGGAATAAGAGGTGCATGGGCTGCTACGTTAACAGGGGTCAATAATGTTGCTCACTCGTCCTTCAACGGTCTTAATGCTATAACTGGTGGAAGGCTTGGAGCTGTTGTAAATACTGCTCATGGGATGTTTGGGGCTTTAAGAGGAAAAGTTGGTGGAGCTTTCACAGCAATCAAGGGTACATTCAACTCTTTCAGACCGCACTGGCCTTCAATCGGAGGTAATCTTGTAGGAGCAGTAACTTCTGTAAGGAACAGAGTGTCGAGCGTGTTGAGTGCTATAAGAGGATTTTTTCACAACTTAAAGTTGAGAATTCCAGCACCACATCTTCCTAAACTTCCGCACTTCTCATTGAAGACTAGCACAACTTCCATAATGGGTAAGTCAATCACCTATCCAACAGGATTTGGAATAAGCTGGTATGCTAAAGGTGGAATCTTCAACAGACCAACCATCTTCAGTACGCCATATGGCATGAAAGGTGTTGGAGAAGCAGGTGCTGAGGCGGTTGTTCCGCTATCTCAACTGTGGAGTAGACTGGATAAACTCATACAACACGTTGGAGCTATGGCAGAATCCGTAAAATTTGCGGTTTTAGCCATGGAAAATTCTTTCCCATCAGATATACTGGGCGAGCTATCTAAAGCAGCTAAAACGGAAGATTTTCCAGCAAATAAGCCACGTCAGGGTGGGGGAGATACTTATAACTTCTACAGCCCTAAGGCATTGACCGCAGAAGAGTCAGCCCGTCAAATGAAACGAGCTAAGCGAGATTTAATACTTGGATACTAGGAGAATACAATGATTGAGACTAAATTTGAGAAAATTTTACTTGTGAATACGGTAACTCAGCAAGACCTTGTGTTGTCTGAACAAAACTCTGAGTATATTCTTGACGGGAGACCCGATTGGGGAAGTGTAAGTGCCAACGTTGGCGTAATTGGTCACGGAAACAAGATAACCAGCATGGTGACTGACATTAGGCTTGGAACTAGAGACATTACAATTACAGGTTGGGTAGTTGCGAGTGACTTTGTGGAAATGAAGAAAAAGAAAGCATTTCTCAACAAGTTTGTGAATCCTTTTCAGGAACTTGAACTTGCTTATGAGGACTATGCAATCTACTTCACACCTAACAAGTCAATTAAATGGGCTAAGGACTACTCTCAAAATAATGAGATTATGTGTAAGTTTGAAATAGAGGGGTTGGCGAGCAACCCCCTATTCCATCAATATAAGCCCTCGATTATTCGACAATCTCCGTCCTTGTCTACTAAGGTGTTCTCAATGATTATCAAGGAAGACCACGGCACTATCCTAGGTGTGGCTGGCCAAGGGTCTAGTCGTAAGATAACCAATGAAGGTGATGTTCCGATGGGATTCCAGTTGACCTTAGTCAACACGGGTTCTCCGTTGAATAATCTCACCTTAGACAATGACGGGTCTTTTATCAAGCTCAGAGGTAAGATAAACCATGACGACACCTTAATTATTTGCACACGATTTGGGGAGGAACAAATAACTCTCACCAACAAGAACGGAGATAAGACAGACATCATAGCAAGACTTGCTAGAGGGTCATCTCTATTCACACTAAAGCCTGGGGATAACACAATTACAATATCAAGTGATGAAGGTAACTTAGAGAATCTTCAATTTGAGTTGGAGTATTCACCGTTATTCTTGGAGGTGCAATAGTGGAAATTTATGTAAGAGATGAGAATTTGAAAAGGGTTGCCATTATATCCCAATTCAGTTCAATAACTTGGTTGACCAAGTATAGGCACGTTGGTAACTTCACAATTGAATGCTCTATGAAATACTTTAACTTGTTGAAGGCTAAAGGCGAAAAATTCATAGAAAATACAGCAGACCCGTGGAATTTAGCCTACGTGGAATCGGTCGAGAAGTCAACTACAGATGCTGGTGATAAAGTTCTCAAGATTAAGGGTAAAATGGCATTGGGGTGGTTAAAAAACAGAGTTATCTTGACTGACACCTACTTTGAGCAGAAAGATATTGGATATATAGCTGAATCGCTAATGAAATCCAACGTGACTGAACCCTTAGACCCTAGCAGGAATATACCAATTATTCGTTGGGCAGAGGTTGGTGAGTGGGGTAAACTAGACCTGAGATTGTCACGAGGGTCTACCCTTCTACAATCCTTATACGACTTGTGTAAACCGCAGGACTTAGGGCTAGTTATGGAGTTTTGTGAAGATGAAAAGCTCAACTTGAAGATTTATCAAGGAGTAAACAGAACTACAAACCAAACTGAGGCTTTACCTGTAACTCTTGAGCAAACTCGTGGAACTGCTGGGCAGATAGAGTATTACTTGGACAATAGCACGTTGGCAACTTGGGCAGCTATTGACAAGGAAAACAAAGTTCCAACAGAACACGGAACAGGGTCAGGGCTAGGTCGCAAAGAGGTGTTTTTGGACTATTCCTCAGTAAACCAAACGATTACACAATCAGACGGGTCAGAGGTGAAAATAGCAGACCAGTATTATCAGAACATGATAATTAACAAGGCTCAGGCTGAGTTAGAAAAAATGGTTGAGACGCAGTACCTTGATGTTCAAACAACACAATTATTGGCTATGAGATTTAGAGATTCGCTGTACTTAGGGGATTTTGTTACTGTAATAGATACAGATACGGGATTTACTCAAGACCAACAGGTCACAGCAGCCACAGAGATATGGGATTCCAAGGGTTATACGTTATCGCTACAAGTTGGAAAAAGCTCAATTGACATGAGCGAGGAGGTGTAAATTATGGCAATGCAAGGTTTACCATTCGATGCCAAGCAAGTCACAACAGCTGATGGAACTTATTGGGATAGGGAGGTGTTCAGTAAGGACTTAGCGAAATACTTTGGGCACATCACGTCTAATGGCATACTTTTAGGACGAGGACGAACATTGACAGATGAACTTCAAGTAGTTAATCAGGGTCAAAACGCTCTCATTTCAACGGGGTATTGCATGATAGAGGGTCGAATGGGGTGGCTTGATAAACCTGAGGTTGTTACCTTTGACATTGGTGGAAATCAACCAAGAATTGATACGGTAGCTGTAGAGCTTAACACATCTTCACAGGAGAGAAGATTTAAAATTGTTGTTATTAAAGGTAATGAAGGTACATACCCTGTACCCCCACAGCTAACAAGAAACGACACAGTTTATCAGCTAGGTCTAGCAGACATCAAGCGATTCGCTAATTCATCCGCACTCGGTGCGTTAACAGATACAAGGCGAGATGCTAACCGTTGTGGAATTGCAGCTGTAGACATTCCTAATAACAAGTTCTCAGACATCTATATTGATGACACTCAGTTTGAAGCCGAGATGATTGATATATATGGCAATATAGTTAGAGTATAGGAGGGGTTTATGGTAAGTATAATAAAACTCTGTAGGGAAATGTCCAAAAAGCTCAAGAAGATTGAGGATAAAAAATTTGTGCAAAAACCTCTATCAATGGGAGATGATTGGACTGCTCCTTATGATGGATTTGTGATTTGCAGTAGAAGAAGTAACAGTTCATCTGCATACATTTTCATTAAAGACCTCACTTTAGATACTTATGTGGGCATGTCTTCGATAGTTGGAACTCAAAATTATACTTCAGTGTCATTTCCCGTTGTCAAGGGTCATAGATACCAATTGAGGGAGGGGTACTGTATCGAACCTAGAGATTGGTATATTTATGTTGAATAAGGAGGTAGCAATGTAATGACAAGTCCTGAGTTTATGGGATATTTGATTGTGGGGCTGGCAGCCTTATTGACCCTTTTAACAGGGTTAAGTACATTTGTCAGCAAACCAGTGAACGAGTTGAACAGATTAGTAACTATGCTAAATGCTAGACTTGAAGGTATTGAAGAGGATGTGAAGGAAGTTCAAAAAGCTGTTCGTGAACAAGAATCTCATGATAGAGGGTCTCATACCAGAATTTGGACAAAATTCAACAGTCAGGATGAAACCTTATTTGAACACGAAAAGCGAATTGGACGTCTTGAACATAGAAACAACAAGGAGGGTTAAAACCTATGGATTTTACAAAGTTTATGATGGAAATTATATCACCGCTAATCTTAGTGCTGTGCCTTATGATAGGCTACCTGCTTAAGAATTTCTTACCCACAGATAACAAGATTATACCAGTAGTCTTATTCCTAGTTGGAGGACTGTGTGGACTGATTATTCTTGGGCTGACCCTTAAAGCATTCATTATTGGAGCTTTCTCGGGTCTTGCAAGCACAGGATTACATCAGGCATTTAAACAGTGGATTGAAGCCCCTAAGAAACTTGAAATGATGAATTTAGCAGCCTTAGGAAAGGGGGTTCAGCAACTATCGGAGTATAATGAAACTGATTTTGATAAACAATTTGCAGAAGATGTAGAATCTGTTAATGAGGGGGAGAAACACAATGGCTAGCACAAATTTCAAACAATACGATTCCCGTTGGGGTCGTAACCCTTACGCAGGTAGAAACATGATTGTCAGCGGTTGTGCCCCAACTGCTCTCGCAGACCTTATATACAGCATTAACACAGCTGTGACCCCTTGGGAAGTTGCTCAGTGGTTAAGCTCTCACGGGTACGCATCCAATGGTGATGGAACTTATTGGAGCGGTATCAAAGCTGCTCTACAGGCTTACGGATTCAATGTAAATTGGCATAACTCTATAAGCCAGTTGTTCAGCGACTTAACCAACGGTCAGTATGGAATTCTACTGTTTAGACGAGGCACTGTTGGAGGAGTTACTTGGACACTTGGAGGTCACTTTGTTGCTGTAAGAGACTACAAAGTTGTAGGTGGAGAGCATTGGCTCTATATCGGAGACCCTGGACAGAGGAATCACGATGGTTGGTACTGCTACGAGAGACACATGAAGGGTCTAATCTTGCAGTGCTGGAGCTGTGTTGCTAGCGGTTCTCAATCTCAGGCTAGACCGTCAGCACCTGTTCAATCCACAGGAGGTACTACTTACACAGTAAATTCAGCTATCGGTCTTAACGTGAGAGCAGGGGCAGGAACTAACTATGCTAGAGTTGGTGGAGTAGCTAACGGGGCATCAGTAACTATCACAGAACGCACAGGAAACTGGGGCTATGCACCTTCTCTAGGTGGTTGGCTCTGCATGGATTGGCTAAGGTCTAATACAACAGCAGTTGCACCTCGTCAAGCTAGGTATCAAGTTGGCAAAAATTACACAATTGTAGCTAACGGAGGACTAAGAGTTAGGACAGGTGCAGGTACTAATTACCCTGTAAAACTTGTCAGCCAGCTAACGCCAAGCGGTCGAGCACATGCTATAAGAGGTAGCAGGCAGGCAATCCTCATGAAAGGAACAGTTGTAACTTGTCAGGCTATCAGCGGAAATTGGATGAAGATACCTAGCGGTTGGGTGTGCATACAAGACAATAAGGGAGTATACATTGTCTAAGGAGGTTGAAGTGAACATTACTGAGCTTGCTCAAGAACATGGGATGCTGAGCCTTACAGACTATGTTGATTATTACCTTAGCGATACCACCAAGGTTATAGACAAGGAGACCTCAGACAAGTTAAAAGAGTTCAGTCAGGGTCTAACTGATGACCATGATATAGACTTCATACGTGTCAGATTTTACAAGCTATTTTTGGAGAAAACTGACAGAGAGGTGCTAGAGGTTGTCGAGAATCTAATGCGCAATTGGTCGAAGATAGATTGGATAAACTTCTTTTCAGTCATATCTGACGTTGCAGATTCTTGGGATAAGACAGGAAAACCCCTGATTGAGGCTCGGGATTACGCACGTGAACGACTTGCAGAGTTGGGTGAATCTGTGTAAATTAAAAGACGAGGGCAATTTAGCTCTCGTCTTTTTCATATTCTCGTACATAATCAACAAGATTTTTCTTCATTTCGTGTGCTTTAAGGATTTTCTCATCCACAGATGTCAATTTAGGTACATGAGATATAATGTGATAATAGGTGACTTTGTGTTTTTGTCCAGGTCTGTGTGTCCTCTTCAAGCTCTGAAGATATAGACCGTAGGAGAAGGTGTGGCTGTAGTAGATGCAATACCTGCTGCGGGTCAAGTCAATAGACTCAGACCCTGACTTGTATTGAACAGCAATCAAGTCAATTTTCTCATCAATCCACTCTTGGTAGTTGTTAAGTTGACCTGAAATTTCTCCATACCGTCTGCCCTGCTTCTCGCACACAAGTTTAATCATGTCAAAATCGTGTCTATACTTAGCAAAGACAACAATTGGTGTTGTAGGGGGTGCTTCTTCCAACAATTCCTCTAGGGCTGCATACTTAGTACAGTCTAGGTTTACTTGAAATTTATCAGTAAAAGTCTCATCTTCCATGGGCAAGTAACCGCTAAGCAATTGCTGAAGTCTGGTATGCAGGGTCAAGACATTGTTAGTTTCAACAATTCCTTGTTCATCTTCATATACACCCTCCTTAACCAACTCACGATACACATTCACAGCCCTCTTAGACAGCTCAATGTCTTTAATAAGATGAGTTGTATCGGGCAGCTCAACTGAGGATTCTGCATAGAATGCACAACTGTACATCTTCTCGTTAAGGTCGTCAAGATTCTTGTAAGGGTTCTTGGAATCCGATACAGGGAATCCACAATATGCGGACTTAACTTGGTCAATGTTGACGTATAAGTTCTTGAAATTTCCAAAGTTAGTTCCAAATATATCGGGTCTTAGGAATCTATATTGACCGTATATATCTGTAGGGGCTTCAGACACTGGTGTCCCCGTTAGGATATAGCGGTGTTGTACCTTCTTCCCCAGCCTTGCTAAAAACCTGCTAGCCTTCCCTGAAGGGCTTTTTATCCTGTGACTTTCATCGCAAATAACGCAATCCCACGGCAGTTTTAAAATTAAATCGGAAAAGGGTTCAATCCATACACTATCATAGTTGACTATATATACCAAAATTTGCTGGAAAATTTTACCTCTACCAAAAGTTTCTTTCACTTTTGATATCTTATCTGTCGTGGATAAGTCCGACAGCTTAAAACGCAAATTTTTGGCGATATTAGAATGAACATCAAACTGCTTATCCCAAACATCACAAGATTTCTTGGTAGTTACAATCAAGACCCTCTTAAAATCTTTGTTAACTATGGTGTCTATCATGATTTTTGTCTTCCCAGACCCCATATCAGTAAAAAGAGCTGCTTGGTCATGGGTTATCATGTAATCCAAAGCAGCCCATTGGTGTGGCCAAGGGTTAGTTTTAAGTTTGTACATCCCTAACCTCTCTAGCATAATTCATCAAATTTTGTATATACTCAGGTTCTTGAGATACTTCAAATTCTTGGTCTCCAAAATCCATTAAAGCACACATTGGATTCTCTGGGGTAAGTGTTATCCTGCGCAACTTTCCGTGCATGTCGACAAATGCAAATATGAAAGCTGTGTTGTTATCTTCCCAAGACAATTCTTCCAATACTTCCCCCAAAACATCAATGACCTTGTCGGAGGGTCTATTGTCTAGGTGAACAAAGTATACTGTTACTGCATTAATTGCCATATGTGTCCTCCTCTAATTCCGATATAAAATCCTTCACTTCCTCTAAGGAATAGACAACAGCACAAGCAGCCCCTGCTGACCTCCACCGCCTTAGATTGATAAGTTGTTTCTTGCTGGCTTTATTCCCATGGTCAGGGGTCTTAACCTCCAGCCTGATGAATCTACCCTTATAACAAGCAAATATATCAGCTTTTCCTGAGCTCATTGCTGACCCGTGGGTCTTTTCAGCTTGACAACCATGTAGACCATTCAAGTAAGCCAATATTGAGGCTACAATTGTGGATTCTATTGCCATTCTTCAATACCTCTGAGACCTCGCTCAAAATCAAACAGGTCGAATCCAAGCCTTCCCACCCAATACATGTAATTTCTGTTGTGAGAAACCGCTTTATCATCTATGTATAGGTCAGCATACACCTTGCGATTATCGTTACCCGTTAGGGTCTTAGATTCGATGACATTTTCATTGACTGCGTTAAATTCCAGCCCGTAGGACTTGCAAAATTCAACTGCTTCTTGTGCAAGGTCATCATCACGACAAGTCCACAGAATTAGCTTAACCCCCAATTCACTGAGATTTTTCAGAACCGCTATCATTTGAAGATTAGGTTCTCCAATCTCAGGATAGTTGTCTTTAACAATTGTGCCGTCAAAATCCACAGCTACAATCTTAGGTAGACTTGAAAAGTCTGTTGTACGTTGCTCTTGCATTGGCTTTTAACTCCCTTCCAACCTGCTCTGTAACCCATACACCTGCCCAACCGTGACTGTCAATAATGGCATCCGTTGTCATGTACGGGTATACTTTTTTGTATCTATCAACAATTAAGTCTTTAATTAACTTGATATCTAGTGATGTTTCGAGTTGAATGCTTACATTAAATTCTTGTAAAGCCCAACGCTCTATGACATCTTTCATGTCTCGTTTCCTCAACCCAAACAACTTGAGATATTCCCTCAAGACCCTTGAATTGACGTAGCAAAAGTGATGTGCCTTTGGCTTATCTCCAGGAAATTTGGAAACGGTCACATACACCTTTGTTTTGCACGTCATTTCAGAGAACTCAGGCACAGGTCTTATCGTACTCATTTTGCCTCCGTGTCAGGGCGGTCTAAGAACTTGTCAAGGTCTCTTTGGTATAAGTGTAAAGACCCTGCTATGTGAGTGTAAGACCCTATACCAACACCCAGTTCCATCGCCATGCGAATCTGAAAACACGTGAAGTTGAACACATCATAAGGGAATCCAAACCAAACATCATTACTCCTCATATAAGTTGTTAAAAACAACTTATCTTCACGGATGAAGAACTGAAGGCACACTGTACAAGGTGTATCCTTAGTTTTATAATCCATCGGATTTTTGATGTGAATTACAGCCTGTCTGCTGTTAGGGTCAGCCTTGAGGAGGTTCTTCACATACTCCCATTGGTCAAATCCATAGAATTTGTGAATCTTATGACCATAATTGGAGTTTACAACCTCCCCATCATCACTCATTCTATCCCAAGCCTTAGTGTAATTTTGAATACCTTTAAGAGTATTATCAGCAGCTAGATACCACATCAACTCGCCAATCATGTACTTCTTGCTGAGTTTTCTCAAGTCAGACTCAACTATATTACTTCTAGGGTCATCGATAATTGTGACCGCATTGAGAATCTCAGCTGCTACGTTCCCATCCCTCGAAGATTGAACATCTTGACTTGTTGATTCGTCAAGAAGTTTGTGGAACCACGTTTCCCAAGCATCGGTTGCATTATTAGCAGTAACTTGTTCATTAATCAGCACACCAAACCTCCTCTACAAAATTCACTTCAATGTTGTTAGTTTTGGCATATTGATACTCCGCCTTAGCCCCCTTGGAACTCTCCCAGTCAGGTAGCATATAGATAGAGTCACAAGACTTCAGCAGGTGGAGACAAATGACCATGTAGTCCTCCCAACCACAGATTTTAGGTAGCTCTACATCGGCTGGATTAACAACAACCCAATCGGGGCGTTCAAGTTTGATACGATTCTCTATTTTTTTGAACTTCTCCTTGAAATCACCTGTTCCTGTTATTTTCCCACTAATGTACACACGTTTAGAGGAATTAGAGACAGGGTTGTGTAAATCCTTTTGGGATGCTGCTTTTAGCAACGTATTCGCCATCATATACGCCACATCTTCGTAAATCCAATGGCTGCGTTTCCAATCATTTGGAGGCAGTTTTATTGTTAAATCATAAGAGAACTTGCCATCATTGACCCCCCAGCGGTCAATCTCGTTAGGGTCAGCATTGAGGTCTCTTTCAATAAGAATTGTGTATATCCAAGTGTTCTTCTCATCTTCGTACTTCTCCCTGAGGTCTTTAAACCTCTTAGGGTCTCTAACGTGATAAAATGTGATATTGAGCCCGTCTCTAGGTCTTAAAATACTGTCTTCCCAAGTCTTTAAAAGACCCTTAGTCTCCATCCAATCCACAATATCTGCCAACAACTTGCGGGTCTCCTCATCTCGGGAATTATCCCAGCCTAGTGTTTTCAATGCGTTTTTTGCAAGGTCTGACCTGTGGTAGTTGTGAACCTCTAGGTTGAATGCTATTTCATATAGATGTTTAGTCACATGTTTTACAAGCGTGTCCTTGCCAACACCAGACTCCCCGTTAATTAAAAATATTATATTCACTTAGTCCTCCTTAATCAGTTCTAGGAATTTCTCAACACAGTCTTTTTTCTTCCAAGTGCTGTTATCAACAACTTGTACATTAAACCCTGCAGTTTTAAACTTCTCAATGCCACGTTCCATCGTTCGATATTTACCTTCAACTAAGCTCTCATTTATGGCTTTACCACCATTCCGCTTGTAAATTCGCTTTATACACGTTTTCAGTGGAGGCATAAAATACAAAATTTTTGTTTTTAAGCCATGTTTTTCTTCTAACTCAGTAAATAGGTCAGCATATGTCCTAAAAATCGTACTTACCACTATTCCTTCAAAGATTACGGTGTACTCGGGATAAGTCTTCAGTGCGTACTTTAGCGACTTGCGAACCGTTGCCCCGTCCTTCAGGGAATCTACGCCACCACACTTGTTGGAGTATTTACCTAGGGCAACTATTTTGTAATTTGGGTATACCGTTGCAATTACTGTATTCTTGCCATTCACAGGCTTTTTAACCTCAAACATATCAGGGTCTAGTTCTCTAAGCAATATCAATGGAGTGGATTTTCCAGCTCCATTAGTGCCTCTGATGTTTATAATCTGAGGTGGAGTATCTTCAGCCTTGACCTGTTCTACCTCTAAGGGCTTGCATAGTTCCTTGCGAATACCTGTCCAACGATGGTTATATTCACCCCGTAGTTGTTTAGGTATAGCCTGTTGGCGATAGTCCCACAAGTTCACATCTTCAGGCATGTACTTTTGATACTCTGTGACTTCCTCCAATAAACGGTCAGCATAAAATCCTAAGTATCTTGTACCTTTCAGCATTTTATAGTATGCACATAGGGTACTCTCAATGAAGATTATAGGCTTAGAGGTGTCTTTTTTCAATGCAGCTACTATTTCATCAAATACTGGGTAGTTTTGACGAGAGACTTCACATTCAGCAATAATCGCTGCGCACTCCCTTACAGGTTTACTGCAATCACCCCACTTAAGGGTCTCAGCATCTCGATATAACTCAGGGCACAGCCCGTATAGGGCATCAAAGAACAGAAAAGCCCCCATTTGGCCAAAGAAGTCCCAGTTTTTCACAATTTCTTTGTATAAGTTTTGGAATCCCAATGGCAAATAGGTTTCGATAGACCCGTGAGTTAATTTCTTCAGGCACTTAATCGCAGGGATAACCTGATTATTATTCTTCAAGTACCTTCTATCTCTGTTAAAATACAAGGTCTCTCTGTTTTCCCTCCAGAACTCTTTCAGGGCTTTAGGGGTCACCTCCGCTAAAGTTGGAAAAGCGTGTTGTATTCTGATAGCTGTTGAACAAGAATAGGATAATCCATATAAGTATGCCAGCCACAACCTTTGTTCAGTGTCTAAGTTGAACAATTTTGCGTAACGAGGCAATAAACAATAGTCCATTGCCCCGTCCACATACTCGTATAGATTCAACAGCCCAACAACTCTATTGTAGTGAGCTTTATTCATGATTACTCCTCGTCGTCATCCCAATCGTCCCAGTCATCGTCATCATCTTCGTCCTCAGGTTCAGGCTCAGCCTTCTTCTTGGACTTAGTTGACTTTTTAGATTTAGGTTCAGACTTCTTGGATTTAGTTGACTTCTTAGACTTCTTTGGAGGTTCTTCTTCCTCCTCGTCATCATCCTCCTCATCCTCGTCCTCAAGCTCATCTTCATCCTCATCATCTTCATCAAGTTCGTCATCGTCATCTTCGTCAATGTCACCCTCATCTCCTGTGATAGCAGCTCCAACCTTGCGGGTCTCAGCAACTCTCGCTCTGTCCTTGCCTTCATACTCCTCATACTTAACAGTGAGTTCAAGGGTCTTACCTTCCATCTTATCTAGGTCAATCTGAACTCTGCCATCAGCCTTCATTCCAATAGCCTCAAGTAGACCCTTCAGTTTCCACAGAGCAGTATCAATCAGAGGGTAGTTTTCAATAACCTTGCAGCCCTTAGAAGCACCAGCAATAACAACGAATGTTACCTTGAACATATCATTTCCGCCCTGCGATACGGTCTCCTCAATCTTCTCAATCTTAACCTTGTGAACTCCTTCAGCAGGCATGTTAAAGGTTTCAACTCCAGTAAAATCTAACTTCATTTTTCTCTTTGCCATTGTTTTGTCTCCTCTTAGTTTTCTTCAATGTGCATTAACTTCTGTAACTTATCAAATGTTGGGTTAAATATCCGTCTAGGAATCTTAGTTGACTTAGTTGACTGGAATTTTGTCCAGTAGTATGGATTAGACCCTATATCAATTGCGTGCTTAGCAACTGTTTGGACTTCTCCATCTTTTTCAACCTCTTTTTCCACAACGATTGTGTGTAACCCATAATTGACCATTCCTTCAAGGTACGTTCTCGCACCCTTAGACACCGACACACGTACATCAGGTAGCAGCTCATCTTCGAGACCCTCGATAGAGTCAATTGCCTCGTGACCGCTGAAAATCACCCATTTTTTCTTAGACAGCTTAGACATCTGCCTGATAAGTTCCTCCGTCTCGGTCAGCAGGTCTCCCCACGCTTGCTGCGTCATTTTTTTGTTTTTTGATGTAATATTCTCAGTTTTCCACTCGTTGACTATGAGTGAAAATGTGTCGAAAAATACGCTCTTATACTTCTTGTCTTTGAATAGCTCTTTGAACAACTCCTTGAAATCCTTAGTCTCCTCAACTTCCAACACGTCAATCCCTTTAACATCTCTAATTGCAGTGACCCCGTCATCACCTATCTTAACATATAGCATAGGCTTAGGGAATGTAGCCCCTAGAGTTGTTTTGCCTGAGCCTGATTTACCATATAAGCAAACCAATCTCCCGTTATCTACAGTGCTGATGTCTTTGACTTTTTCTAACAATTAGCCCTCCTTAATCTCGATACTCAAAATCACGTTCCTTGATGTAATCTGCGTTACCTCCTGTCAGCTCAGCATAGCATATCTGTCTATAATCACACCAAGAGCAATTTTGACCAGTATGCTTAGCCTTGTTGCGGTCACCTTGTCTTAGTATGTCTTTAGCCACATATAGCCAACTTTGCCAAATATCTTCCACCATCTCAGGTATGTACTCCTCAGGTAGCCTGAAGAAAAAATTGGGTAAATTGCCTGAATAAAGGTCTTTTTTATCTAAAATGGACTTATCCTCAATACCCCTCTTTTTACAAGCTCTCTCCCAAGAATAAGGTGTAATATTGGCATTTTTAGCCTCACTGAACCTCCCTGAACTCTCCAACCAAACAGGCTCAGAAGCAGCTGTGGACTTGATATAATCCCAAATTACCTCTTGAGGTAATTTGCCAATTAGATATTGAGTAGCCTTGGCGTACAGACACTTTTGTGTGTTCATAACAATCGTCAGTAAATCAGGTTTTCTTCCGAATGTTTTGTGCTCACCAATGACTACTCCTTTATCCGTTTCATAGACTTCGTCAATTACCCCTGTAAATATAACAGGTTCACCCTTATATTTACATATCGGGATATCAAACACCTGCTCCGTTTTATCAGGTTTAGGCTCAGACTTGTAGATTTTCATGTAATCGCTGAATACTTCCTTGAGGGTCACAAGATAGTCATCCCCCAATTCTAGTTGAGAAGATGCTGGTAAATCGTAGTAGTCTTCACGAATTTGATTGAATGCTTCTTTGACTGCTTGTTTACCAGCAATTCTCAATTCTAGCAACTTGTGAAAATCTGTGCCGAAACTCAACGGTCTTGACTTGGTTTTCTTCTTAAGTCTTTCAACGTATCTAAGATAGTGAGAATAAGGACACGACAGGTAGCATTGCACTCTGCTGTGACTTATCTTTTGCACTTTTCTTACTCCTCGTCATCATCCTCCTCATCCTCGTCCTCATCGTCAAGTTCATCAAGCTCTTCCACAGGCTCAGCTTTCTTTGCTTTCTTAGCCTTCTTAGCAGCCTTACCTTCCTCAGCCTTCTTAGACTTCTTTGCCTTCTTAGCCTTCTCCAGAGGGTTCACATAGCTGCCGTCATCCTTGATGATGGAATTAGCATATCTCTCCTTACCCTCTTCAATGTTGAGCTGCTGACCCGTCTTACGGCTGAACACTCTTAGCTCTCCGTTAGCCTTCTGAATTGTGATGTTCTTGTCAGTTGCCTTAGCGATTGTGAATACGCCAAGTGGCATCCCAGTAAACGATTTCATGATGACCTTGTCACCCTTTTTTAGATTCTTAAGACTCATGGTCTCCTCCATTTCTGCCCTTAAGGGCGGTTCAAATTATTAACGTAGCCTTATCATATACTAATAGCTGTGTGAAGTAAACCCCTAAATTTAAATTTTTTACAAGCGGATTTTCACATAACCTATCAATACCTTTAAATACCCACAAAAATCTTAGATTATTGCTGTAAAAATTAAATTATTTACTACCCCAAGCACCAATGCCCACATCTGCTTCTAACGGCACATTTAAGTGTATATTAAACTCATCCAGCAATTTAGGATTGGCCATTATCCTCTTAATCTCAGGCACAATCCAATCCTCATCCTCAGCATTAAACTCGCCTAGAATCGAGTCATGAACCGTCCCAACTACCTTAAGACCGTAGGGTTTAAGGGTCTCACTCACTTCAATTGCTGCGGACAATAGGATGTCTGAACCTGTTCCTTGAACAGGGGTATTTACTGCCCTGCGGGCTGCCTCAAGGTGTTCCCATCGCTTATCGCTGTAAATTTTTGGCAATTTCCTAAATCTACCAAATAGAGTTGAGACTCCTCCTAAGGTTTCGCACAACCTCTCCTGCTCTTCATGCCACGGTAGCAGCCTTGAGTATTTTAAGAAAAACGCATCTCGATAGTGTTCAGCCTCAGCCTTGCTGAAGGTCTGACCGTAGGAATCATAAGCATATTCAACGAACTTGTTGGCACTCATTCCATATAAAAATCCAAAGTTTACAGCCTTCGCCTTGTTTCGCTCGTCCTTAGTTGGAGTTCTTCCTCCTGTCATAAGACTAGCGGTCATAGTGTGAATATCTCCACCCTCGTTGTAGATTTTTAACATAGTTTGGTCATTCGCATAGTGGGCAGCAATTCTCAATTCTAGCTGTGAATAGTCAGCCTCAAAGAATAATCTACCCTTAGGCGCAGTAAATAATGACCTGACCTGCTTATTCCTTGGTACTTGCTGTAAGTTAGGGTCAGAACAGCTTGTCCTTCCCGATACCACATTAGTTAGCTTGAAGTTAGGGTGAATTCTCCCATCGTAGCTTGAATCGTCATCCCAGCGATTCATGAACATCTTGTTAAGCGTGTTAACCTCATTGTATGCGAGGATAAGCCTTGGAAGTTCGTAACCCTTATTAGCCAGTTTCTTCATTACACTCGCATCTGCGGAAGGTGCACCTTTAGCAGTAGTTTTCAGCACAGGCAGGTTCTCACCCTCCTCTGTAAATAAGATTTTTTGCTTCTGCTGAGGACTATTCCAATTAATCTTGTACTTGCTGTTGAGATTCCTGAGGGCTTCAGCCTCCCTATTGGTCAATTCCACCTTGACATCCCAGTATGCTTCTTGGTCAAAATAGATTCCTGTTCGTTCCACAACTCTATACATGTTATAGGCTTTTATCAACAACTTAGAATATAAGCGATATTGAGTTTCATCTAGCCGTTTCTTGAAAAATTTAAACAATCCCCATGTGTATCTCAAATCTAACTTGAGGTATGGTATGACCTTCTTAGCATCTGTTGAAGTCTTGTCTTTCTTGGCTATATCCCAATCATCTACACCTAGATAAGTCTTTGCCATGGGTTTAAGCCCATGAAGAGCAGCTAGGTCATAAGCTGTGCCCATCAGCATAGTGTCATGGTGTATAGGTAGCTTAATTCCTGTCTTAATCTCAATAAACAAGGTGTCAAATTTACCATTCTGATATATGAGTTGGGTCTTATCTTTTCTCAGCTTAGAACACAATTTTTTGAACATTTCGTGGTGCTCTTCATTTTCCCACTCAAATATATAGTCCTTGCTGAATTTTTCGCCTTCTTTAGTTCCAAGACATTTAACCCCTATAAAGGTTATGTCATCAGTAAATCTGTTAAGACCTGTAGTTTCTATGTCTATTACAGCGTATTTAATCTTCATGGTCATCACCTTCCGAATTTTTTGAGCAAGATGCTTCAGATAGGTTAATTGCTGCTTTACTGAATACTTGAGCTAGTTTCTGAGTTATCGTCAAGTTAGATTTAAGCTCTTCAGCAGTAGCCTCAAAGTAAAATATTTTCACCTCTTTGCCTCCTTCACACATTTCGTGCATCCATCCAGCATAAACTTGTTTTTATCTCCGCAGTATCCATATGTACCGCTTTCTGTCATAGAGTTGTTAAATTTTTGGCAATCTCCGCAGATTCCACCTGTAAAACAGCCCTTATCTCCAAAGTAGCTATACAGTTCAAACAACAGTCCTTGAGCCTTCTTATAACTCAACTTTTGACCGTTATGGAATTTCAACCCCTTCTTGCCTTGACCTACTTGAATTTTAATCAACCGCTCAATCGCTTTCAACAGCAACTCCAAGTCGTTCCAATCTCGATTGTCAGGGTCATGTATAAGATTGATGAGATAGGGTCTAACCTTAACTTTTTTGTACATAGCTAGACCCTCAATACATTAGCCAGCTTACGCACAGCCCATTCATACTCTCGTGGAGTTATGTCCAGCTCTTGTAAATGCCTTTTGTAATACTCATACACCCTCAAGTCACCTTTTTTATCTCGATTAGCTGAAGCTAACACACGTTGAATCTTGTACAATTCTCTTTCTCTCATCTCATCCTCCGTTCTTATACTTCTACGCAATCAGGAAATACTTCAGCTGTCAGGGTCGTGAGGTATTTCTCATCAACTTGACCTTGAGCCTGCAATTTCACCTTGTAGTTGTTGTTTCCACAATCTACTTTAGCAATCATCTTCCCGTTGGCATTCTTCACATTTTGGTAGTTGGAAAACCAGTAAAACCCTTCATAGTTGGGAATCGGTCTCCACACTTCTTTACCTATAAACAACTTAGTAGTCTTCATCTTCTTTGTTTAACTCAACCCCCTCCCAGCAATATTCACGGTTCTTACCCCGAACCTCTTTGTATCTAGCTCTCATTAGTCTTGCAAATGAATGGCTTTTATGTGCTTCTCTACCCGTATTTATACAAAATTCCACATAAGTCTGATAAAGTTTGGACTTAGACACCATACTCCCACTTGACTCTGTGCATCTAGTTGTTATAAATGCGTGTATAGTGTCTGAGTCCTGCCTTAGTGATTCTACTAACTGATTAGATGTGTCTGTTCTTGGGATTTTCTTCAGAGGCAGCCTATTCAGCAGAGTCGGAATCAGCTGCTCAATGCTCTCATCACTACACAGCCTATTCACATATTCGTCATTCAAAAACAACTCCCTATCCATTTTCAACACTCGCATTCTCTTATAGAACGCATCTGACTTCTCCTCGAGTTGTAGTGGTAGCTGGTTAAAACTGAACAGCAACTTAGCAAAACTTGTGAAGAAGAATGGCTCTTTACCCTTTTTCTCGTGCATTATTTGGTCACCGCCTGTAATCTTCTTAAGATTTTCAATACTTGTCAAAGGCAATGACTTGTTGTCAGCACAAGAATTTAACAACTTACCATATAGCTGTGAGGGGTAGAATCTAGCATTCAACTCGTGCATTGCTAGAGCGGAAGTGTTGACTTTACCAACTAAGTTCTCAATAAACCTGATAAGTACAGATTTACCTGTGTTAGACCTGCCGACTAATATCATGAAAGTTTTCAGCCCGTAATTGGTTGTCATGCAATAAGCAATGTAGTCTAACAACATACCAACCTCAGATTTACTCAATTGAGCTTGATTTACCAAAAAGTCATACATGTAGGTGTTCTTGAATGGCACTCTTCTCTTAACCTCATGCGGAATCTGAATTGTTTGAAGGTACTTGCTGTCATAAGGTAGCAACTTTTTCTTGTTAATATCCCACACCCCGTTCTTAAAGTTGATTAGATTCGTGTGTGAGTTGAGGTCTTGAGCTGATTTCTGAACTCTAGCATCATCTGCCAACAATCGGTAGCACTCCATTAGCTTAGACTGCTGGATTAGATTATCAAACTCAACCATGTTCTTTATGGTGTTTCTAACATGAGATGATGCCTCTACATACACCCCATCTTGATAGCGATAGCAATCTGACCCTAGAACAAACACCTTGCCCTCGTTAACAAAGTAGTCACAAACTGCCCTGCTGTTAATTTGTGAGGGTTTGCCCTTATCTGTATAGATGACATATGGGTTAGTGAATCCTTCAGTAGCCTTGTACCTTTTGGTGTTATCAACAATCTTAGCAAGTTCATCCTCATCCATCGGGTCTTTAAACACATAAGTGTTGATAAGTTCAGCCATCTCATCCAACTCATCTTCACTAGCCCCTCGATTCTTATATGCCATGAGGTGAGTGAATAATGTAGAGTTCCTGCCCTCCCCCTCGCTGAGATTTAGCAAGCTCTCTTTACACCCCATCAGAGGGGTGAACTCTCGTGGTAGCTCAGCAATTGTCTTGGTGTTGTTGAAAGCTCTCCCCGAACTTCCGAACGGGAGGACAACATACCCCTTCTCAGCACATCTATAATCACATTTAAGACCGAAGGGAAGCACCATGCCAACCTTTTGTGGAAAAGTCTCGTCAGTTTTAAAATATAGATGAAGCCCTTTTGGCGTTTTACACATTAGAGTGTTGAGCTTGAGCTTACGGATAATCTTCAGTGCAACCTCTTTACCCTCGTCTATATCGACTATGATATATCCTTGGCGAACCCACCAGCCAATCTGACCTCCTTGGGATATGTGGTCTAAGGCTTGTTGATTATTGACTACGCTAGGGTCTATCCTCTTTTTACCTTCACACCTGACATAGCTGTTCTGACCAATTAAACTGTCAAAATCTTTAAATTTCAAGCCTTTTACTCCAATTCTCTAAGTTTTGTTGTTATCTCCATGCCTTCGTCACTTGCTAGCCACTTCTTAACTCGCCCCATCTTGAGTCCTAGCTCAATTGATAAATCCTCATCGCTTATCTGAAAAATCGTAAGGACATGGTCAAGAACGATGATAACGTCAGCTACTTCCCCAGCTACAGCCTTTTTAGTATCAGCAACAGCCTTCTCGTGACTTCCGTATCTCATGTACTTTAACAGTTCTTTAGCCAATTCACAGCACTCTTCAGCAGCTACAGCAATCTGATTACGTTCCCCGAACTTTTCACGGGCTTGGGCAAGTGCCTCGATATCATCTGAAGATAACAAACTTCTATGTATAATTGATTTTCTCATGCTTTTACCTCTCCACATCTATATATCGCCAATCATCAACGTGCGTGACCTTAACATTACCCTCGTCAAAAATTCGCTCAGTTTCCTGCGATATAACCTGACCCCTACCATAATACACGTGCTTTATACCTGCGGTCACAATCGCTCTAGCGCATGCTTCGCAAGGATATCGGGTCACGATGATTGTAGACCTTGATATTTGAATCCCGAATCTAGCTGCGGTTGCGATAGCATCAATCTCAGCATGGACTGCCCTACAATCAGAGGGCAATCTGTGTTCCTTGCTATCTTCTCCATACAGCTCAACTCGATGACACCCTGAGACCTTGCAAGTTTTTGGAATAGTTCTATTCACACCGTAAATCTCGTGAATTGATTGCTTAGAGCTTTTAGGCTGAACAATTACACAACCAACAGCAACTTTTACGCACCCTGAGGTGTCATCTGCGTGAGATTGAGCACGGTCTAAAAATTCAATAACTTCGTCTTTTTTCACAATTAACCTCTTTTCTTCCTCTTCACAAGCACTTTACCCTTAGCTGGCACGGGTCTATAATAGTCATCAAAATGCTTAAGCACTTTTATTGTGCCCTTAGGGGTGTCAAGGTCTACTCCTACAGCTTGAGTATACTTGTATTTTCTCATCTCAGGGCTGTACACAACCTCTTTGTACTTCTTACCGCAGTCACAGATAAATTTAGCTTTAACCTTGTTATCTACAGTATCGTCTCCAACTGACCATAGTTCAGCCCCGCATTCAGGGCATTTCCCCTTAAAGCTGCGGATGAACCTTCCGCTGTTGAGGAATTTATATAATGCTGTAACGTATCTACTTTCCATGAACCTCTCCTACTTCTTAGTCTTAGACTTGTCATCACCATCTGTGCTGTTCTTCGTAACAAACACAGTCAACGCCATTGTTGTTACGCAAAGCATTGCAACTACTGAAATTACTACAGTTGACATATCTTACCTCCCAAAATTCTCATCAGCTTTAACAATATACGTTCCATTATCTGCCCTAACTTGCTCAGGACTGGCAATTATCACAACCGTTCCAGCTCTTATAACCCCTTTATCGGTCACAACATCCTCTTCATAGACCACAGCAGATGGGTGTGGCTTAGCTGCCACGTAATTATCTATCGAGGAATGGCTGTATGACCTGTACTCTTTAACCACCATTTTTTGATGGCTAATTTCCTTTTTCTGGTGTTTAATCACGCAGGTTGAGTAAAGGAGCAGCAGCTCTAAAATAATTGCCGTAATAGCCAAAATAAAGGCTATAAGCTGTACACGTTTAATTTCTTTCATCAGATTCCTCCTTAAATGGCTTATAAGTGTTCTTTGGTTTCCCCAGCCCATAGTAGGCTTTGTAGTATTTTTGTAGCTCGCAGAAACAGTTTTCCAGTGACATCACGTTCATTCTTTGGTCGTACTCAGGAAGGTCTGTAAATATCTTGGAAAAATCAAGCTCTTTGTTAAGAACATCTACCAACCAAAACAAGCACTCCTCATAGTTTAGACCTCCTTTGCTTGTAAATAACAAGTCTGATCCAGCTTTACACCCAGGACCAGCTACAACAAAAGAGTTTTCACTTACAGGGAACTCTGGGATATAGGTGAAGTCTACAAACAATTGATATCCCATAAAAGCTCCAATGCCCTCGAATTTCTTAAGGGTTTGATATACCTGATAGCCTCCACCAGTAATGTGCTTAGGAGACAGCTTTTGGAGTGAATTGTGCTCAATTAAGTAGTCTATAAGCCACAACACTCTCATAGGCACGCAATCTTCCCCTTCGCAATATCGCTCTAGCCCCATTTTCAAGCCTGAGGTATAGAACGCATTGGTAAAATACAAGTGTTCAGGGTCACTACACAATTCTCGATACTCCTCAGGGTCGAAATTCTTCGTGAATTTAATTGGTAGACCCAATTTCTCTGCGGTTTGATGTCGATTGAACAATCTAAATAGGATTGTGTTGAGCAGCTTATCTCGATAGGATAATTCATTATTTGTTGAAATGTGCTCTATCAACCACTTAGATTCTCTGTCGTGTTCTCTCCTGATGTTGGTGAATCTCCAATGTTGTAAGACAGGGTCATCTGTCCACGGCTGTGGCTCTCCTGCCTCTTTCGCCAGTCTAATGGCGTACCTCTCCTGAATATAATATAGAAGCATTCTGTACACGTCCATGTCTAATTGTGGACAAGCAGACTTTATCTTGTCTACATTCACCAGCCGTGAACAGAATACATCCCCACTCTTGTTTTGCAATAGTTGTGCCCTCCTTAACATTTTAACCTAGTATATACCCACGGTCAGCCTCACGGCAAACCTTCTTCGAGGGGGTCTCGCTCAACTGACCTAGTGGGTGTATCGTGAATAATCAATCGCTATCTAACATTTTCGCAGGTTTTCTCCGCTATACGGGTAGCTATAGTTTGAGGTAGTAGAGCGGAAGTGACAATATGACCCGTCTTCAAGACGATGACAGATTTTACACGCTTTCCGTAGTTCAACTCAATGCAAGCATTAGTGTCCTTAGCATTGTTTAGTAACCTCTTAACTGGTGATGACTCTGGTGGTGAGATAGTCTCAATCTCATCTACTTTCACAAAACTGTTAGTTCCAACATTTACAAACATAATTAATTCCTCCTATGTACTTACATATAGTGAAAATCTTCAAGTTCATCGACAGCACAGATGATATATTCATCCTTCGGATTTCTACAAACCCAAAATCGGTCTGTCAACTGTTCCTCAATTATTACCTCCACACCTGTGTTGGTGTCGTATGCTCTCGTTGCATCTTCTATGCAATCTACTGGGTGCTTATAACTCATTTTAACCTCCTTAAAAATAAATCTTATATGCTATTATACCTATAACAATTGCCAGCGACAAGTCCGAAGCAATAAACAACTTATTAGATAACTCATAATCCTGTTGAAAATGAGCAGATATTGCGCCCAACCCTGTACTACAGCTTATTGCAGCTATAACAACAACTAATATAAACATTGAAATTCCTCCTTGTCATAGTTCTCCTCACCTATTGGTAATGGCAAATATTTTGGTTTTGCGGTGATTTCTACCTTAGGTTGAGGGTTAGGGTGAGTTGGCTTTTTTCTCCTCTTCCTGAGAGCTTTTTTCACCCTCCCCTCACCAAGCATATCGTCATAGTAGTGGTGGCATCTATCGTGACACCATTCTTTAATCTCCTTGTTGCTCTTCATGTGACCTCCTAGATGAACTCGAACCTGTTAGCAAACTTAAGGTTCTTGGCATTGGTCTGAAGTCCTGTCATGCGGTTAAAGATTAGCTTGTTGCCGTCCTTGGTAACTACACCTATCTTGGTTTTAGTCTGCTTAACAATCTCAAACTCACCAATCACCATTCCTGTGAATGCCTTGACAATAACTACATCTTCAACAATCTTTTCCCCTTCACCGTGCTCAGCGAATTTCTCCATCTCAGCAGTTGCCTGTGCAATAACGTCCTCCAGCTCAGCCTTCTTCATCTTGCTTGTTCCCTTGATACCTAGCTTAGCTGCTTCTAATCTCATCTCTTTTAGTGTCATTGTTATATCCTCCTGTGTATTAATTAGTGTTATTGTTCTTTACGATTCCTATTATAGACTTATCCTTGTGGGAAGTAAACCCTTTTTTACAAAAAACTTTGAAAAATTTTTACAATCCTGCAAGACCTTGTCCGTTGTGGGGCTTTGCAAGGAAAATTTTTGGTAGAGGGTCGAGGCTTAAAGCCCCAACCCCTCCTTAATCATTTCCAATGGATTATCCCAAAATCCTTCAGACACATCGTCTAATAAGAAGTAGTCACCATCTATATCACCTACTTGGGTGTACTCTGCATAGAAGTAGTGATTGTCTATCTCCCCAGCTACTATCAGGCTGTATTCACCCTTAGTATAAGGGGTCAATGAGATGTTGAAATTTTGTAGAGTTTCAATGCCTGTTCTTTCAGGCAGCCCTAGATTCTTAGCAAATTTCATCTTTCTTTCAGTTAGTCTTAATTCTTTCATGGTTTACCTCCTTGTGTATCTTGTTAAGTACCTTACATTGACTATCATAGCTCCATTTACAATAAAAGTAAACCCCTTTTTTGGAATTTTTTTAAAAATTTTGGAAAAACTTTTAATGTTGTTAACTATTGTGTAAATTTACAAGTTATTGTGAAAATGAGTAGGGGGTTATTCACCCCCCTTTTTAATTTACCTGTAGATGTTCTCAAATGCCCATCTAATTGCATGACCCTCGTCCTCAAATAGCTGTGGTGAGATTTTCTCCATCACTACCGTCTCATAATCCAGCACTTGGTATACCGCTACAAATACGTTGTTTCCTGACATCTCTCCAGCATATCCTGCAACTATTAGCAAGTCGCCATATGGTATAACCTTATCCCAATTGTTTTCTAGGTAAGACATTGAAGTCTCAACTGGCATCTTAAGTTTTCTAGCTCTTTCCTCAGTTGTTAGATTAGTAGTGTAATTGTTTTCCATGTCGTCCTCCTCAAGTAATCTTGTTAAGTGTGTTATGCTTAGTATTGTACTACACCTTGTAGGAAAAGTAAAGAGGTATTGTGAAAATTTTTTAGAAATTTTCACAATACCTCTGTAGTTTTGTGTTACTTCATTGCCTTTAATCTTTTTAGGCTGTTCTTGATTGCTGTGAGATTGGTCTTGTTACCGTTCTTAGTGTAGTAGCCTTTAGCATATACGTGTGACCCTGTGCACTCTACCTTGAACTCTGCTGTATACTCGTCTCCGTTTTCTTCCCAAGTTACCTCATCCCAGCTGTGCTTTTCTTCATAAGCCCTTTTAGCAGCAGCGTTTCTAGGCGGTGTGAAGAAGTATGCTCCTCTGAACCTTCCTGCCTCTTCAATGATGTCCTCTAGGCTTACAATTATCTCGTAGTATGGATGACTTGTAGTTAGATTTAAGATATCAGCAATCTCGACCGTGAGACCCTCCTTGCTAGCACCTATCTTGTGAGCTGTCGCCTTGATGTGTGCTTCTTCACGATTGCTAGCGGTTATAACCTCCTGCATTGACCCTCTTAGGTTACCATTGTTGATTGTGTATGTTACTCTGAATTTCATTTTGTGACCTCCTTGTGTCGTGGTTGTTATGTTGTATCGTTGTACTAAGTATATACCTGTCCTGCAAGGAAGTCAAGTGGAATTTTGAAAAAATTTTAAAAAAGTTTTTGTGAAGTGTTGTGAGCTTGTATTTTGTGTAAGTTGAGTATGCGTTAAATTATTAACGAATGGTGGACTTGCTTACTGAAATAGTTCTGCAATGTCCTCTCGGAGGGTAGCTGAACGAGATTCCGCAGCTGCCTTGTCCTCTTTTCTCCTCTTTCGCTCTCGAGTTCGGGCTGCTTTTTGTTTCTGCTTGTGTTTTCTGTCAGCTAGAACTGACTTGTGAGGCTTTCCCCTTCGGCTATTACCCACAACAGTCGTGAGATTGTTAGGGTCGTAGCCATTGAGGTGAGCTGGATTCGATATTACAGAATCACACACAGTTTCCTGCGGGTCGTAGCTCTTATAGGCTGCTTCTTTCCACAGCAACTTGGCAGTTCTTGGATTTTTACAATTAATCTGTCGCCCCGTCTCTCGGTCAAACACCAATATGTGTGATTTGTGCGTGGAAGTTTTGTGTAATAGCACAAGTTTATCGCTCGTAGATTGGACAACCTTGCAATCCGCCATCTTCGTTCCTACTGAGTAATACACAGGCATTGTGCTCGTGACCCCCTCCTCATTGTAGGTAAAGTATCGAGCTGCAACCTGCTCTAGTTCTTTTCTCAGCTGTCTTGTGCTTTTTATGCTCCTGCCTTGGATGTTAAATTCTTTAGCATAATATTGTAGTTGTGGTATAGTCATGTATTTCACCTCCTCGATAGGGTAAGTGTTGTAGATGTGGTTGAAATAGTATCGAGCTGCTTTTTTCAGCTCCTCAATGTAGGAGGATGCTGTAAAGACCGTGATATTGTTGGACTTAAGGTCATAATATATTACAGATTCCCCAACTTTTTCAGATTCCTCGTAGTTTATCAATGACTTGCGAATCCGCAGACTTTTCACAACCCCGTTGTCGTAATATTGTAGCTTTATGTCTCGCCTGAGTGCTGACGGTGCAATGTATAGCCTGTCATGACCCCTGGCAGTCCATCTCCACGCCCCTCGAGTGAGTGCATAATCAATTTCTCGTGATGTGTAGACCTTGTCAAAGGGGAACGATTCCCTTGTGTAGTTATGTGACGGATGCAGTCGTTTAAGCTCCTCCATCTCCTCAGTTTCTTTGTGTTCTTTGTGCTCCTTAGGAGATTTTTGTGACGAGTGTGGCGTGAGCTCTGGTATATCCAGCACGGATATTGGTGCGGAGGTCGCACATTTAGCAGCATATGCCTCGTACGGGTTGTATAAATAGTACAAGTTATTGTAAGCGTATGGCGATATACTGTGCTCGTCCTGACCGTAATTATATAAGACGTGTGGTGAAAATGGTGAAACCATGTTACCTCCTGTGTAGTTTTATGTGATAGTTTGGTTAGTTAATACTGTATTTTGTATTGGATTTATGTTTATTATATACCTGTCTTTGTGAAAAGTAAAGTGGTAAAGTGAAAATAATAATAAAAATGGGGAGGAGGTGAAAATTTTTCGAGCGGAGGAGAGGTGGGGTGACTAGGTCTTTTTAGGTGCGGGAAGGTGTTGTAAAATTTTCGTGAGGTGAGGAGAAGGGGAGGTGAGCTGGGTTAGGAGGTGGGTGAGGGGTAAAAAGTGCCTTAAAACGCAAATATTTAGGTTTTATTGGGTATATTTATATTTTTATTTGGTTCTAGGGGGGTTCTAAGTGGATTTTATGGTGAGTGATAGGAGGGTGAGGAAGGGGAAATGGGGTATATATAATATATAGGGTTGTGAGGAGAGGAGGTGTGAGATACAAGTTTTGCTCGTAAATCGGGGGTAAATCTTGGATGAATTTGCGTGTTTATTGAATGTGAAATTCGTGAAAATTAAAAAAAGGGTTAAAATTAGGTAAGGTTTATTGTGGCGAGAGCGGATGTATTGGGGGTGTTTACCTAATTTATTTCTT